AAAACGACGACCGCCGCGGGCGGTTGGGCGCAGCGAGGAACGACTGATGAAATATGGGTCTGTATGCAGCGGTATTGAAGCGGCAAGCGTGGCGTGGGAATCCCTGGGCTGGAAAGCGGCATGGTTCTCAGAAATTGAAGCCTTCCCGTCGGCTGTACTGGCTCAACGCTGGCCAGAAGTCTCCAATCTGGGAGACATGACAAAAATAGCTGACGTAGTGCGCGCTGGTTCCGTTGAAGCACCAGACGTGCTGGTGGGCGGTACACCGTGCCAGGCGTTCAGCGTAGCCGGACTGCGCAATGGATTATCCGATGCCCGCGGGCAATTACCCCTCTCTTATGTGGAACTGGCAAATGCAATCGACGACAAACGCCGCGAGCGCGGTGAAGAAGAAACGATCTTTGTCTGGGAAAACGTCCCGGGCGTCCTCAGCAGCAAAGACAACGCCTTCGGCTGCTTTATTGGCGCACTTGCCGGAGAAAGCTGCGAACTGCAGCCGGCAGGGGGAAAATGGCCGAACGCTGGTTGTGTGTATGGACCATCGCGCATTGTCGCCTGGCGAGTCCTTGACGCTCAATTTTTCGGAGTGGCACAACGACGCAAGCGTGTGTTCGTTGTCGCAAGTGCTAGAGAGGGATTCGATCCCGCCGCGGTACTTTTTGAGTTCGAAAGCGTGCGCCGGGATACTCCGCCGCGCCGCGAACCGCAATCGACAGTTGCCGCACTTACTGCAAGCGGCGTTGGAACATGTGGTGCAGACGACAACCAGGGACAGGCAGGACACTTGATAGCTCAGTGTGCCAGCGGCGATATTAGCCATACACTGAAAGCGGAAGGATTCGACGGCAGCGAAGATGGAACAGGCAGGGGAACGCCGGTCATTGCTTTCAGTGGCGGCAATACCAGCGGAAACATCGATGTTGCGGCATGCCTGACGGCCAAAGGTCAGCGCCTTGATTTTGATGTTGAGACCTTTGCTGTGCATGGCACGCAGGACCCTGACACAAACCGGGAACTGGCGCACACGCTGGGCCGCAACCACGGACAGGAAAATGCCTGTATTGCATTTAGCTATAAAGACCATGGCGCTGATGCAACGGTAGATATGGCACCGACCCTGCGCGCCGGGAACCATGACAAAAGCCACGCTAATAGCGGGCAGCCAACAGCTATTGCCTATGAACCGTTTACCCTCGCAATCCGCGGGCGGGCTGAGGGCTCAACTGTAGAAGTACGTAACGATGGCACAGCTAATGCACTACTGACTCCAAACGGCGGCCGCGCAGGCATGGGCGTGGGAGCTATTGGCTGGGGCACACAAGTCCGACGGCTAACCCCGCACGAGTGCGAGCGCCTGCAGGGCTTTCCAGATAACCACACGCTTATCAACTGGCGCGGGAAAGAGGCTGCTGATTGTCCGGACGGCCCACGTTACCGCGCGATTGGTAATTCAATGGCCGTGCCGGTAATGCGTTGGATTGGTGAACGCATTCAGAAAGAGATCGATGCAGTGCAACACAATGAAGCGAGCGCAGGCAAGTACAGGCTGATTTATGCGGACCCGCCATGGCAGTACGGAAACACGGTATCGAATGGGGCGGCGGGCAATCATTACAGCACGATGAGCATTACAGACCTGAAGCGTCTCCCTGTGTGGGATCTTGCTGATGAAAATGCCGTTCTGGCGATGTGGTACACCGGCACGCATAACGAAGAAGCCAGAGCACTGGCGGAAGCATGGGGCTTCACCATAAGAACAATGAAAGGCTTTACGTGGGTGAAGTTCAACCAGCGAGCTGAGCAGCGTATTAACGCGGCGCTGGAAGAAGGTCAGGTATGCGACTTTTACGACTTCCTTGATCTACTGAACGCCGAATCCCGCATGAACGGCGGGAACCATACCCGGGCAAACACAGAGGATGTTCTGATCGCCACCCGTGGAACGGGCATTGAGCGGGCCAGCGCGTCAGTTAAGCAGGTTGTCTATTCCTGCCTTGGTGAGCACAGCGAGAAACCCTGGGAGGTGAGAAACCGCCTGGAGAAATTGTACGGTGACGTAACACGCATAGAACTGTTTGCCCGCTCAGTAGCAGAGGGCTGGGATGTCTGGGGTAATGAATGCGACAGCAGCGTGCGTCTGCTTATAGGAAGGGTGGCATGACACAGGAACAGGAAAACCTTATCAGGCTCCAGGCCCGTAAGTGCAACGACGAATGCAACCAGGCGCTGTCCGGGAAAGTGATAAATCGTGACGCTGTCACCCGCCCTATTATCCTGCGGCACTACAGCAAAATTCAGGCAATCTGCGCGCCCTTCGCTCTGTTTCTGGTGACGATCGGCAAAATTAACGGAACGTTAAAGGACCGGTAATGATGAGACTGATAAACCGCAGCAAGCAATCACCGATAGGCCGCCGGGCATGCGAAGCGGCTCTTGCAGTTCACTATGAGCGTTATGGCGAATACGGTGTAGAAAAGGCCACAACGAATTACACGACGGCAGTCGATGGCATGAAAGTCATCGTTGAAGTTGTGAACAGAAAATGCAGCTACGTAGCCACGGCAATGACCGGATTTCGCAAGCTGCGCAACCTGCCTGCGCAGGCGCACTAACTGATTTTGAATTATCAATTTTGACGGCCCCGGTCGGGGCCAGTTTGAGAGGTCTTTATGACAGACAATGAAAGCTGGATGGACACAAAGCGCGTTTGCGAATTCCTGGGCGTTTCTTCACGCACACTGGCCCGGTACCGCAATAAAGCAGAAAACCCATTCCCCAATCCGGACATTGCAAGCATCGGCGCCCCGAACCGCTGGGAGCGTGCGCGTGTCGTTGAGTGGCAGCAGGCAGAGAAGTCCTTACCACGTCGCAAGGCGCTGGGCCACATTCACTGTGAGCGCGACATCAAAGGGCGCATCATATCGCGTCACGCGGTTTGAACTCCAGAACGTCAGGCTCAACAATGCTCATGAGCCTGGCCCACCATTTTCCGTACGCTTCCCGCATCTCGTTTATGTAACTATGCTTGTCGTAAACAGCCCACACACCCGGCAATTTGTGGCCCAGCATAATCTCAGCGATATGCGGCTCTGTTAGCTCAGAGAAGTTGGTACGCGCTGTTCTACGCAAATCGTGAATAGAAAAGTGGGGTATGTTCTCACTGTAAGCCTTTAGCATAAACACCCGCAGATTATTACTGATGCTCAGGTGAAAGGTTTCCGTCATCGGTTTATCACCGTATTTAGAGAAAACAAATCGCCCTGGTTCGTCAGGCTTATCTGGGGTGCAAGGCGTCAACTCCATCGCCCTGCTAATGAGCGGAACGATTTCTGGCAGTATAGGCCGGACGAGTGGTTTCTTCGTTTTCCTTCCTGTCTTGTGGTTTTCCGGCGGCACAGTCCAGATCCCATCCTCAAAGTTAAAATGCGACCGCTCCGCCAGGCGCAGCTCTGCAATGCGGCAGCCCCAGAACAGGCACAACTTAACGATAATCTTGTTTCGCTCCATCAGCCGGGAATCTTCAACAGATCTCCATACGAGTGCTATTTCGTGTCGTGACAGCGTGCGCTCTCCGATCTTCTTCTGAATACCGAAATCCTGCCCCGACAGTTCAGAAAGCGGATTCTTCTCCAGCATCTGACGCTTTACTGCCCAGGAGTAGCACTGCTTACCGTTACTGATGACGCGGCGGGTTATTTCAGTGTAACCCTCCGCCAGGCGGTCAAGCACAGTCAGCCAGTTATGCAGGGTTAAATCTTCCGCAGGGTATTTGCCGATCTTCGGGAATACATGCAGCTCAAAGGTACGCATGATCTGGTCTGCGGTTTTTTTCTGTATGCAGACGATGCCATGCCACTCACGGAATAGTTCTTCAAACGCGTACCTGGAACTCACCTTGGCTTTATTCAGGCTTTGACGAATACGTGGGTTTTCTCCACGGGCTAAGACAGCGGCCCACTTCTCGACCTCCTCACGCGCAGCTTTAAGGCCGAACGCCGGATAGCTGCCGATCGTCATCTTGTCCTGCTTTCCCAGGAACCGGTATCTATAGAAGAAGGTTACGGCACCCTTTTTGCTGACGCGAACCCACAGGCCATCACGGTCTGCTTTCTCTTCTACTTTGTCCCGATCTTTACCGAGAAAGGACTTTAGATAACTGTCTGAAATCGCCATACAAAAACCCCATCCGTGTCCACGGTGGACACGCTCTGATGTGCCCATCATAGAATATGGACACGGCAGTGGACACAAATTTGTTGGCTTATGTTGTCTTAGGTTGGCAAATGATGGCTTAACGCAGATGGGTAAAACGGGCTATGATGCGGGCTGAGGCGGGGAAAAGTGGCAGAGGTTGGCAAGGCTTGTCTTAGCGACAATTATCGATGTGGGCAATAATAGAAAAGTTACGTATGTTCTTCATAGTTAGAGGTTTTTATGCCTTACAAATGCCTGAGAGCTCGGCGCTTCGCGCTGTACGGAGCATGATGTCAATGGCTGTCTTCTGCC